ACCTGTATCAGGTGGGCCTGCTGACCTTCTCTACTTCTGCACTTGCTGCCTCTGGCGCGGTGACCTGGGGTGGCGGCGGTGTTGGCGTCGGCGCTCGCGAAGTTGGTGAGTTTGCTGGTTGTCGCGTCATTGTTGACTCTCAGGTCAACATCAACGACCCGACTTCTTCCGGTAACCGTCAGGAGTTCCGTTGCTACATGATGAAGTCCGGCACCATCCTTGAGGGTGTGCAGCAGGATCTTCGGATTGAAGCTGACCGCAACGTGCTGTCCAAGCAGGACGTGCTGTCTGTGGATTATCACTCCGCTTATCACGTGATGGGCACCAAGTGGTCTTCCGCTTCCGACAACCCCACCAACGCAAACCTGCGTACCGGCAGCAACTGGGCTGCTACTTATGACATCGACCTCATCCCCATGGTTGAGATCTTCGTCAACTCTCCTCTGGATAACGCCACCACCTGATCCTGACGAGACAAATGGCCCTACCATTAGGTGGGGCCTTCCCTTTTTGCTGATATGGCTGCCACGATCAACGCCACGCTCCAGAGTGAGACAGCCAACAGCTATGTGACGTTGGCCGAAGCCGATGCGTATTTTGAGACTGTCCCAAGCAGCACGCAGTGGGACAACAAGTCTGATGACAACAAAAATCGTGCATTGATCTCAGCCACGCGCTGGATCGACACGTTGAATTTTTACGGTGATCGTTGCGATGCAGACCAGGCACTGAGCTGGCCACGCAATAACTATCACGTGGATCGTGTCGAGCTTGCTTGCTCCGCAATCCCGAACGACATCAAATACGCAACGTATGAGCTGGCCAATGCGTTGGCGAACGACACGGATTCGATCACTGGAACGACAGGCGACACGGGACTATACAAGTCCGTCAAGCTCGGTGAAATGGAAGTCGAGTACAACACTTCGAGCCAGGCTACGGGAACAGTTAATAACGTGTTTGATGTTTATCCTTGGCTGCAGTCTTACCTTGGTGCTTACTGCCTTGGCGGTAGTGGGAGCTATCAGGTCCGTATGGTGAGGGGTTGAGATGGCAGGCGCACTCGATAGTCTGTTCAAAAGCGTTGCTAAGTCGGTTGTTGCCGACCTAGGCAAGTCACTTGACCACACGATCACTTACACCCGTAAAGCCTCTCCCGTTTACAACACCAGCACTGGGGCGCTAACCACAACTGATACGGCTTACTCGTTTGACGCGCCAATCGAGTTTGTCGATGTTGAGGAGGAGGAAGGGCGCGAAGAGCGCAAAGCCAAGCTCTACATCACCCCAGATCTGATCGGGGACAACCAGCCCACATTTGAAGACACCATCACCCTTAAGTACGCAGGGTCTAATCGCGTTGCTCAAATCACAGACATCCGCACCTTCAAAGGCGACCAGGAATACTTCTTCACTATTCAGGTGAGGTTCTGATGGCCAGGAAGAAGAAGGGTCTTGGCCAAATCGTCACCGACCTGGAACGCAAGATAAACGACGATTACAACGCTCTCATTAAGTTGACTGTTGAAGGACTGGGCACGGAAGAGAACAGCCCGGTGGATACAGGGTTTTTCGCGTCAAGCTGGAAAGCATCTACTCAAAAAGTTAGAGCTGAGGACAAGCGTGAAGACCACGCTCCTTGGTCAAAAATCTACGAAACTCGTCAGCCAGGGGGTAACACGACTTGGAGCAGCATTGGAAACCAGTGGGTGCACACTGATAAAAAACCCGCGCAAAGTCGCATCAAACCTCGGTTCAAGGTTCCCGAGTTCAACTTCAAACGTCAGCCCACGGTCTACATCGGCAACACTGCTGAATATGCGGGATACGCCCTGGAGTCGCCAAAAGTGGCAAACTTTATCCAGGGTGAAATGCGTTCTTTGGTCCAACAAACCTTCGGGGACAAACGTCCTGGCCGCATTTTTGCCAGAACTGGATCCAGCAGCAGTGTATTTGGGTCTTATACCAAGCTCTAAGCCATGACTCTCGTAAATGCCCGCGCGGCCTTCGAAAAAGCAGTCACTGACACGGTTGCAGCCGCCGACAACACGGTGCTCATGGTCTACGACAACGTTCGTTACACCACACCCGGCAAAACAAAGAAATACATTCTCATGACGGTGAACTTCAACCGTTCCACCATCCAAAACCAGGGTGCAGCCCAGGACTACTATTCCGGCGTCATTCAGTGCAACATCTACGTCCCGAAGTCTGCTGGAACGGCAGTGTTGTCATCTTTAAGTGAGGCTGTAATTGACGGCCTTACATCGGTAAACGCTTCCAACTACACCGATACTTTCAGCGTTGCGCCGCGCGTTTCTGATATTTCCGGGCCAACTCCGTTAGAGCTAGAGGATCGCTCGCACTTCATCGGTATTGTTTCTTGTCAGTTTACAGCAGTTGTGTAGTATATTGAGGCAAACGGTACTACTTTATGCGCGCCTCTGAACTGCTTCGTAATAAGTTCGGCGTTAGTCAGCTGTATAAGCACGAAGTCAAGGACGGCGATGAAATGGTGCTTGAGATCTACTGGCACCCATTGACCATTGCAGAACGCGAGTCCATCCAAAAGAAAGCCGGTTCGGACGACGCCAACGACTTTGCTCTCGGGATGCTGATCGAAAAAGCTCTCGACGAAAACGGCAAGCGCTTGTTCCAAGACGGCGAAAGAGCGGTGCTAAAGAACGCTGTGGAAGCGGCTGTTCTGCAGGACATCCAGCTTGCAATGCTGGCATCGGGCGCTGAGAACAAAGTGGAGGAAGCGAAAGCAGACCTCAAAAGCTAACAGCGACTGGCTTTTCATGTTCTTTCTAGCCAAGGAGCTAGGGATGACGCTTGCTCAGCTGTCAAAAAACCTGACGCAAGAGGAGCTAGTCGGCTGGGCCGCGTTCTACGAAATAAAAGGCGAAGAGGAGGAACGAGTTATGGATCAAGCCCGCACGTCCCGAGGGGCGCGAACTATGGCTTCGCGTTAAACTGACACAAGCCCCTCTACGTTTCGCCCGTGGCCAACTACGACGTAGACATTGAGATTGCTCTACAGGGCGCGCAAAAGATAACGGCGCTTACTAAGGATATAAAATCCCTAAATAAAGAAGTTAATGCAATAAATAAAGGCGCGACACGTTTAGGAAAAGCGATTGATAAAGCGTTTCGAGTAGATAGCGTTCAAAATTACTCAAGAGCGCTCAACCAAGCAGAACGCGCGCTTCGTAACGTTGCCGCTGGAACGGATGCAGAGCGCAGAGCGGTTGAGCGTGTAGTTCGTATGCGCCGAGAGGCTAATGATGCGCTTGCCCGTCAAAACATGCTGCTTGCTCAAGCAGCGGCAAACCAGCGAGAAGTTATAGCCACGGCTAATGCGGGCTTCGGTATGCAAGGTCCTTCCTTGCCCAAAGATTTCTTCAAAGTACAAGGACCTAAACTGCCGCCTGGGTTCACAGAAGCTGGGCGAAAACCTAAAGCAGCGCCAAGGATTTCTGGAAGAGACCGCATAGGTGCAGCTGTTTCTGCCGGCGCATTCCCGCTGTTGTTCGGTGGCGGACCAGGCATGGCGCTTGGTGGCGCAATCGGCGGTGCCGCTGCTGGAGCAACATTCGGGCCAGCGGCAATCGCACTTCAAGTTCTTGGCGGAGCGCTTGATCAGTTTGTGGCTCAAGTAGCCACAACCGGACAGGCACTTAATGAGTTCACATTTGATTTTGCGGAGGTAACTAGGGCTGCAGGACTTGCTGGAACTGCTACGTCTACTTACATCGAGCAAATAGCGAAACTTGCTGATTCCACAGAAGCGCAAGAAATTGCCACCAAGGCTTTATCTGTGCGTGTCGGCGGTCAAGCTGTTGAATCTCTAAAAACTTTTGGTGAAGCAAGTGCCGATCTTGGCAGAGAATTCAGCACCGCTACAACCATCGTTGGATCGGCTATAGCCAGTCTTATTACCCCTCTAACGCAGTTCACCGCAAAGGTTTTAGAAGCTAACAACGCTTTAGTGGCTGGGCGGGCAAACGTTACCAATGACCCCGAACTAAGACGACTTGCGGCTCGTGAAGCTCAACTGCAAGGGAGTACAACTGGTTTACGAACAGGAGGACGCTCAGTACAGGCCCTTAAAGACGCAGAAGAGCTTAGAAAAGTTCAAGAACAGATAAGGGACAGGCAGCGCGAAATAAATCTTATGCTGCAAGAAACTACCCGCATAAGAGCAGAAGACCTACAGCGTTTAGATAATGAACTTAACATTCAAACAGATAATCTGCACGTTTTAGCGCTTCGTAGGGAGCTGCTTCAAAACGGAAAAGAGTTATCAGAAGAGGAGCTTGCTGTCGCTAAAGAAAACATCGAAAAGGGGCGTATCCAAGTAAAGCGTGAAAGATTGCTTCTTGAGCAAGCTCAGCTAATTGAACGAGCTAAGAAAGGCGAATTGTCCTTCCGTAAGGTTGCTTTGATTATTGCAGGCAAGCAACTAGAGATTGACGAAGCGCTGCAAAAGCTAGAAACAAAAGGCTCCGACAAAACCGGGCCAAAGTCCAGAGCACTGCAGCTACAGGCAGCAATACTGCGTGAAAAACTAAAGCAGTTTGGTATTGAAATGGACGTTCAATCTTTGAACGAAACCACAGTCCAAAGTTTGCAACGGCAAAATAAGGGTATTGAAGAGCGTCGCGATAAAGAAATTCAGATTCTTGAATTCCAAAGACAGCAAGAGCTTGCAAATAACAAAGTTGCTGGAGACGCGAAGTTCATTAACAAGTTGTACGACGAACGTAAACAAACAATACGCGACACCCTTGGACTGGAACTTGACCAAAACAACGCACGCATCAAGGCGATTGAGCTGCAGCAGAAATTAACTCGTATGCGCGCGGATCAGAAAACCGCAGGCATTGGGCGCGGCCTACGCCGTCAGATTGAAGATGCCCAACGGGGCATGGCTAACCCGTTTGACTCCAACGAACTGCAGATGCTGCAGCTTCGCGTCGATCAAGTGCGCCGCTCAGACGATGCCTACCGCTCTCTTAACGAGCAGATTGCAGAAAACAACGCCCTCATAAAGGATCCAGGTGCAACTGAAGATCAGATAGAAAAAGCCAAAGCGAACAACAAAGTTCTTCAAGAACGCATAGACATTTACAGAAATCTTCTGCCTCAGCTTGAAGCTGTCGAGCAAGCCCAACTACGTCAGCAGCAGATTATTGACCAACTGACCCCGGCAACAGAGGCATTTGCCGGAGCACTTGTTGACACGGTTACAGGTGCTCAGACCGCTCAAGAGGCTTTTGCGAACTTCCTGCGAAGCGTGGCCAACATGCTGGCCGAAACAGCCAAGAAGATGATCTCGCAGTACATCGCGATCGGTATCGCTCGAATGTTTGCGGGCATTCCTTCAGGGGGAAACCGTGCTGCCAACCCTGAAATTAGTAAGTACACGAACATTACGGCAGACACTGATGTGTCTGGCTTAGTTCCTCGGGCTA